ATGAATCTAGCCAAAGAGTTATATATATGATGCTTTATGAGCTTGGTGGAAGCATAGAGTTATCGCATGAAGAGTTCGCAGCAGCAGAGGGAAAGATTATGGCAAATGTAGATGAGGAGAAACATACAACTACCTTCTTCTTACAGGGACCAGAAATAGAAGAAGAAACATTCGTGGAGGTGAAGGAACCAAATGTCAATAATGTATTACGGTTCAAAGATATCAGAAAATCAGGTGAAGACTCCGGAAGGTTACTTGATATGTAAGAGTGTTCCAATAGGCAGAACAGGTTGGATGGAATACTATGGCGATGAGTTGGGCATTGAAGAAATGCGAGGTAAAAAGCTTCGTGTATGCAGAAATCCCGAGGAGCTATTCAGCAAAGTAACAATGGCAAGTTTTGAAGGTAAACCAGCAACAAACAATCATCCAAGCCAAAACTTAGATATACATACAGTAGGCGCAATTGTTAGAGGTCACGTGCAAAATGTTAGGCAAGATGGAGAGTTCTTGGTAGCAGATTTGTATATAACTGATGCTGGTTTGATATCAGAGATAGAGAATGGTAAGAAAGAAGTATCGTGCGGTTATGATTGTTTATGGGTACCGCTTAGTGAAACAGAATTCGAGCAGAAAGACATTGTTGGAAATCATGTAGCCATCGTTCAAAATGGGCGAGCAGGTTCGCGTGTTGCCATAAAGGATGAAGAACCAGAAAAAATATTAGTTGAAGGGAGTAAGAGAATGCAGAAAGTTAAAATGAGTAAGAAGATTCTACTAGCTATGGGTTTTAAACACTTTATAGCAGATGCAGAACCAGAAGCGGTAGCAGATGCATTGGACGCCTTTGGGCAAGAAGAAGAAGCACCAGCAGAAAAGCCTGCGGAGAAACCAGCAGCAGCACCGGCACCAGAAGGTAACGAAGAAGATGCAACAAAGCAGATTCTGGCAGCTTTAACTCAGATTGGTGAAGCTATAAAAGGCCTTACAGATAGAGTTACAGTGCTTGAAGGTGGGAGCAGTGATGGACCTTTGGATTTAGGTGCAGAGGATGAGTTTGCAAGCTTAGAAAAAGATGTAACTGATGGTTTTGAGAAGCAAGAAGAACCAGCAGCAGAAGTGAAAGACGAAGCAGAATTCGTAGAGAAGAAGGAAGAAGTAGCAGATTCAGAAGAACCAGCGGCTATGGACGCTTTACCAATGCCTAAATTCATTTCTGATATGAAAACTATCATAATGGGTATAGCAGATGAAAAGACCAGAAATGATGTAGCGAAGCAATTTACTAAATCAGTTCGGGATTCAGTGGCATCTGGCAAAAATGGCTATGGTGCTATAGTTAATGCAGTAGCAGATAATAAAAGAAAAGCAATGGATGAAGCAAGCAAGGTGACTCAGACTAGAGCAGATGCAACCAACATAGCAGCAGCTAATTGGAACAAAAACAATGCTCACTATAAGGGAGGAAAATAATATGCCAGGTGGAGTTGTAGGTAAAGATTTGACATTAGGTTTTGTAGGTAAGATATCAAGAAACCATTTCAATATGGTAGTTGCTAATTTCGTTAAGTCAATTCTTAATGGTTCTCAGCAAGAAACATTAAAAGTGATTAATTTCGGAGACCCAGTTGTTTTGAATGTAGATAATTCTGTATCAAAGATGGGAGATGAAGGCGCTGGAGTTTCAGCAGCAACATTTGTAAACTTCCTTGGATTTGCAGTAGCTGAAGTTAAGCAGACTGTGACTTATGGAAATGTTTCAGGTTCAGATGGATATTGTGGTGGACAACCTGCTGATATCTTAGCAGTTGGTAGTATCATGGTAAAATGCGTAGAGGGAACTCCCGCAATCGGCACAGGGGTTTATGTTTGTACCGTAGCAGCAACAACCGGCGGAACAGCATTGGTTGGTGATATCTTAGCAATAGCAGTTCCAGCAGGAACAGGCGCTCCTGCAACAATACAGCTTACCAATGTAAAATGGTCGACAGGTAAGATGGATACAAATAGGTCAGCAGAGGTAACAATACTAACTCAGAATAATCCATAAGAGGGAGGATATTTGAATGAAAATATCAGCAGCACAGCAGCAGACAATGGATGCCTTGATGTCTAAAGGTTTATCCAAGCAAGTGATTGCTCAAAATGGAGCAATGTATGGACCTGGAATGGATGCAGGCGCATCTACAGGTATGGCATTTCTAGTAGGAGAGCTTGAAAAACAAGACCCTAGATTACTAGAACCTATGACATCAATAACAGCGCCTCGTGATATAATCATGAAGCCAGGTGGAGGATGGGTAACTCAGACATCAAATATGTATGTGGATTATGCAACAACCGGTAATGATGAGGATTCAATTGTTGGTAATGAAACTACTAACATTCCTGTTTCTCAAGCGAACTTAACAAAGGATATCTTCAAAGTACATACCTTTGCTGAAATCTTAAGGGCGCCATTATTCGATGAAATGAAATTGCAGCAAGTAGGAAGAGGCCTTACTCAGATTCTTGATGATGGTTTAAGGTTGAACTACAATAAAATACTCGATCGTAATGTTTATGTTGGAATTAGCAAAACTGGTACTTTTGGATTAGTGAATAATCCAGTGGTTACTTCGGCTCTAGTTGCAGCAGGTGTTTCTACTACCAGAACTTGGGCAACAAAGACTCCTCAGGAAATCATGATAGATATAAATGCTCTATTGGTGAATACTTGGGCAGCAAGTGAATATGATTTAACGGGTATGGCGAACCAGATTTTGATTCCTCCATCTCAGTATGCATATTTGGCTAACACGATCGTATCAATAGCAGGCAATCGCTCAATCCTTGATTACTTAATGGAAAATAACATTGCAGCTAATCAAGGAAGAAAGCTAGAAATATTCCCAAGCAGATGGTGCATTGGCGCAGGCGTAGGTCCTTCAGATAGAATGGTTGGATATGTTAACGATGAAAAGAGAATTTGTATGGATTTACCAGTTCCTCTTAGTCGTGTAATGACAGCACCAAATGTTGGTTCAGCTTCCATAGAAACATTGTTCGCAGGTCAAATAGGTCAGGTCAAAGTATTATTCAATCAGTGTATCAGATACTCTGATGGAATATAAGAAGGGGAGAAACTTATAATGTCAACAATTAGATGTTTAGCAAATAGTGCAATGGAATTTACTCATCCTGATAATGCAGAAATCAAAGCAGCAACAAAAATAGGTTTCTGTGAATTACCAGCTTGGGTAAAGAATGATGATTATTTCAAGATGGGAATAGTAGCTGGTCAAATAAAACCATTTGAAGGCTCAAGCGATAAAACAATTGAGGAAACAAATGCGGATATGGTAAAAGCAGCAGAACTTAAGGATGAAATCAAAGCTCTGGAAGAGAAATTGGATGGAGTTCAATTATCTGGTAATGATAAGGTCAAAGCTCTCAAGCAAGAAATTGCGGACCTAGAAGCTGCAAGGGATGCAGCAAAAGCAGGCAGTGGCAACAATAAAAAATAAGCAGGTGAAGCGATATGGGAACAAATTATTATCCGGGTGTTAATCCGGTTAACTCAGACCAAATTGCTGCAAACGCTTCAGGCATAAATGTAGGGGGAAATCTTCCATATAGCGTGGACGATTTCCTTTCTATTTATCCTCAGTTCGGCAGCATAGCAAGCACAGGAGACCCTATAATCCCGTTAATAGTATTGCAGCTATATATTGACCTAGCTCTGGAAAGCATCCAATTAAATAGATTTAGAGCATCCTGGAAGCTTGTAGTTGGATTGTTTATAGCTCATTTTTGTACTCTATGGTTAAAGTCGTTCGCAACTCCCGAAGATGGAGTAGATGTGATAGCTAAGGCAGGAGAAACTACAGGTATAATTGTTTCTGAAAGCGTAGATGGAGTTTCATATTCTATGGATACTTCCTTTATTTCAACAGATTTGCAAGGATTTGCAGGGTGGAAAACTACAGCATTTGGAATTCAATTAGCAACATTCGCAAGGCTATATGGCAAGGGTGGAATGGTGGTTAGATAATGGCTAGTAATTTAACGAGTTCTGGTAATGCAAAGTTTGAAAGAATAAAGCAAGCATTCAAAGACCTACGAAATATAGATGTTCTAATAGGCATTCCTCAGGCAGAAGATTCAAGAGCAGGCGAAGTTGGAAATGCAGAATTATTGTTCATCCATACAAATGGAAGTCCACTAAGAAACATACCAGCTAGACCCGTCATCGAACCAGCTCTGGAAGATGATGCACCAGTTATAACAGACATTCTTGCAGAAGCCACTAAGGCAATGCTTGAAGGCAATGAAGATAAAGCCTTTACCTTGCTTGAAAAAGCCGGCCTAGAGGGCCAAGGGGCTTCCCAAGATTGGTTCGATAATCCAAAAAATGGCTGGGCACCAAACTCTCCCACGGTGATAGCTGCAAAGCTTAAAAAGGGAGGAACAGAACCAAAGCCATTGATTGATACAGGTGAAATGCGCAAGTCAATAACTTATGTCGTAAGGAAAGGGAAGTGAAATAAATGCCTAGAATAAATGTCGCAAAGGTTCTGAGCAATCCTTTGTTTCAACAAACTTTTATTGTTCATAGAAAGTCAGTAGCATGGGTAGCTGGTAGAGCTATAATAACGGAAGTACCATTGACATTCAAAGGTGTAGTACAGAATGCGAGTTCAAAGCAATTATTCCAAGTCCCAGAAGCAGATAGGATATCAGGAATAATGGTGTTTCTCTCAAAGAAAGAGATGTACACAACCACCGTATTCTCAGATACAGAGCAATATATTTCAGATGAATTAGAATTTAGAGGAAGAAAGTACAGAGTAAATTTGGTCAATGACTGGAGTAACTTTGGTTATTTTAGAGCTATGGCAGAATATATGGAGGGTGACTAATGGTAGATAAGATATTAACATTGGTTCAAATGGAAGATTTTTTCCAAGACCTGACAACTCAGATGCTGGGACTTAATCCAACAGCTCCAGAAAACCAGAATAAAGTAAGAATAGCTTGGCCTGCTGCAGGCGCACCAGCATTCAAGATTACGCAAGATGTTACATTTTTAATGGTGAATAATATTCCAGATAATATATCAGCGCAAAGGGATGTTTTGTACGAAGGTATTGATAGCGATAATACAAATCAAGTAGCAAATTTTACCAGAGTGCATGAAGTTAGGTGGATTGTTTATGGTCCAAATAGCTATGACTTAGCTGAAAGAATTAAAAATAGTTTGTATTTGGTTGAGTATAGAGAGCAATGCAATGTAAAAGGATTGTACTTAATTTTAGATGTAATAACTCCCAACAGAGTGCCAGAGAATTTCAATGGGCAATGGTGGGATAGGTCAGATTTTAGTGCAAAGTTTAATGAGGATGTTCGCGTTGGAAATGGCGCAATACCTTACATTAATTCATTCCAAACAATTATGAAGGGGGACAATGAGTGATGCCAATTTTATCTTTAAATCAGGTAGTAAATGTCTCGATAAATGTTGCACCGGTAACAGCTATAATTGCCAATTTTAATATTGGATTGATTGTAGGAGATAGCACCATTATATCAGAAGTAATAAGGGTTAAAAAGTATGCGGGTTTACTAGAAATGATAGCTGATGGATGGCTAGGAACTGAGCCTGAATATAAAGCAGCTTTGTTATATTTCTCAGCAAAACCAGCACCAGCTAAGGTTATCATAGGTAGGAAAGGCTTGACAGACACAGCACTTCAGGCAGTTACAGCTTGTAGGATTGCAAGCACAGAATGGTATATTTGTACCGTTTGTGAAGCAACAAAGGCAGATATTCTTGCGGTTGCTGCTTTCATAGAAGCTGTAGTACCAACCTCTGTATATTTCTATACTACAAAGGATGCAGATATATTAACAAATACTGCAGGCAATGTATTTTTAACCTTAAAAGGTTTAAAGTATAGAAAGACAATGGGACAATATTCAAATACAGACGATGCGGTTGTATCAATAATGGGATATGCTATGGGCGCAAATACAGGTTTAGTTGGTAGCGCATATACATTGGCATATAAACCAGAGAATGGAGTGGCGGTAGAAGTTGCCTTAACTGATGCACAATGCGGAACAATTGAAGACTCTAATGGTAATATTTATATCAGCAGAGGTGTTCAATATAGCATTTTTGAATCAGGAGTCATGGCAGATGGAACCCCAGCAGATGAAGTAATAAACTTAGATATTCTTGCAAATTCAATACAACAGTCAGTAATGAACCTTTTGGTAACAATTGCGAAGGTTCCTCAGACCGAAGACGGAATTAGTATGATATTGAATGCAATAGTAACGCCTTGTAAAGCTGCAAGAGATATTGGGTTTGTCGCACCAGGCGTATGGAAAGCTGCACCACTATTTAATCTCGATACTGGAGATACACTCTCTACAGGTTACGCTATAATGGCTTCCTCAATAAGAGAGCAGTCGGTTGAAGATAGAGCAGCTAGAAAAGCACCACCAATTTATGTAGCTCTCAAGCTAGCAGGAGCAGTAGAACATGTCGTAATTAATGTACAAGTTAATAGGTAAAAGGAGGAAGCAAAATGACTTATAGCTTTAGTGATGTTTCGGTAACAATAGCTCACCCAAGTGTCGGGCAGACAGTAGCTTCCGGTTTAGGTATTGGAAGTGTAAATACAGCAATGTCAGCAGAAAGAACTATACATGATATTGCAGCAGATGGTACAGTAATGGCCTCAAAGATTAAAGCAAGAAACGGAACAATTGCCTTGACAATTCAACAAACATCAGTCCTAAATAAATGGCTTATGAAGTGGTTTAATTTCATAGA